TTATATTTTTTTCATGATAAACCATAGGAATTTGAGATATTATGGTTTCTTCTTCAAAAAAACTTTTATCTATAATTAGTTTTTGTCCATTAAAAATTTTATTTTCTATAGGTTTATCTTTTGGAGTTATTTTAAAAATTTTGTTATTTTTAATATTATAAATACCAGATGAACTAAATAATTGAGCATGTGTTTTTGTAAATTTTAAATGTTTATCTAATTTTTCTAATAATTGTTTTGTAATATTTATTGGATTATAATTATTTATATAAATTCTAGAATTTTCAATATTTTTTGCATTTAAGATGCTTTTACTTTTGTCGTTTTTTCTATTTTTTATCATTATATAAAATATATATTTATAAACTATTTAAACAGTTTTATAAAATTATAAATATATAAATGGCACAAATCTTAGGAGTTATAATTGTTGAAAAATTAGGTTCATTAAAATATTTGGTTATTAAAGATTATAAGGAAGATGAGTTGTATAAGAAATGCAGCTTTAAAAAAAATGACGGTTTTGAAAAAAACATTGAATGGAAAATTAAAATAGAAGGAAAAAAATACAATGTTTCGGTTTATGGTAAGACAGAAGGTAAGGCAAATACCGAAAATAAATATGATTTTCCTCCACCAATAGATAATACATTATTTTTTGGTAATTGTGTTTTAGTATGTTCGCTAGTAAAAGATGATGGAAGAAAAGAGCTAGTTTCACTATCATTAGATTTGTGGGAAAAAATGTATGAAAAATTATTTGGTGGGTTTGAAGATTTAGCAGTTACTGCTATAAATGATGATATAGAAGAAGATGAATTGGAAAATATTCCTGCACATAAAAAAACGAAACATGGTTATTTAAAAGATGGTTTTGTAGTAGATAGTGATAATAGTGATGATAAAGACGAAGATTCAGATACAGATGATGATGACAATGATGATGACAATGATGACAATGACAATGATGATGATAACAATCACTATAATATTAAAAATAAAAGTAAAAAAAATGATAATAATGCGGTAATAGAAGAATTAGAATTAAATGATATTGGTTCTGAATTAAGTGAAGAAGAATATAGTGATGAAGAATAAAAACCAATATAATAAAATAAAATATAATAAAATTGATTTAGATTTAAATATAAAAAATACAATTAAATCTAATACAACAATGCGTAAAGTTGAAAACCCCGAAACATTCAGAAAAAATATTTGCATTAAATTAAATGAATTTATCAATAATGAAAAAAAAAGTCGAAATATGGAAAGAGGTATATATAACTATTCATTGAAAGAAGCTGCCAATAGAAAAGTAGTTAAAAAATGGGATAATTCATATTTTGTTCAAATTTATATCGATAAATTACGAAGTGTATATATTAATTTGAAGAATTCAAAATTGTTAAACCTAATAGAAAATGGAAGCGTTAAATCACATAATGTGGCTTTTATGACACATCAAGAAATAAAACCTGAAAAATGGGAAATTATGATTCAAGAAAAAATAAAGAGAGATAAAAATAAGTATGAAACAACAATTGAAGCGGCAACCGATACATTTAAATGCAGAAAATGTCATTCGAATAAATGTACTTATTACCAAATGCAAACAAGGTCCGCAGATGAACCGATGACCACATTTGTTACTTGTATAGAATGTGGAAATAGATGGAAATGCTAATTTATTTATGATTTATGGTTTATTGCTTATTTGTTGCTAATAATGATTGAACATAATTATAAAATATATTTGCAGAAAAAAAAATAACGAAAGGAAAAAATAATAATTTGAAATAAGATTGCATTAAATATAAATATTTTAAAAATAGAAATTTTTTATGTAACCAAAAAATTTTATTTTTTCTTTTTGTAATTAAGGGTGTATCATTATCTTCCTTTGTTATATATTCTTGCAGCACTGAATTTGGAAAACTTTTATCCACTTTTCTAAGAAAAATAGTATTTTTATTTTTTTTAAGAAAATCATCTATAAATGATTTATCTTTTAAAGAGCCATCTTTAAATAAATATGGACTAGTAGAATTCATCATGCGTGACCAATCAGTTGCAGTAGTATCTTCATTTTTTACCATTTTTAAACTATTTTTAGCATATAACATAATAGAAAATATGCTTTCATTAGCGACATCTCCTTGACAAATTAAATTGTAAATATTTTTATTAATTTGAGAATAATGAATGCATCTGTGAGCATCTTGGCGATTTAAAATAAACCAAGGAGTATTAGCTAAATGAAATTGTTGTTGTAAATAATGTAAATTTGCTCTTTTTACTAATGTTGTGTTCCACCATGCTTTTTTCCAACTCATAAATGAGTATTGATAATTTTCAAAAAAAAGTTCTCTAAATTTAAGTGGTGAAATAATTGGAACACATGTTTCTGTCAAAAAACAAAACCATTGATTATTTGCATCATTTGTAATACCATAAAGCATAAGAGTTAAATAAGCCGGAACAATATGTAAATAATCTGTTTTGACTAAATATTTTTTAGGTAATGCATTTTTTTTAATCCATTCTGATTTTATAGAATCATAATCTTTGTAGTGAAAATAAACATTAATAATGTCTTTATTTGGTTCAACCCAATCTTTCCATATTTGTTCCTTATTTAAGGTATGCTCATAACTTATAATAAAACATAATGCTGCCTTCATTAATATAACCATGTAAGAATTATATGTGTAAAAAACGAAATTAAAGATAAAGCAATAGGTAAATAAAAAAATGAAAGTGAATTTATTTACTCCATTGTTTTCATTGATTGTAAAAAGATATTGTCACCATCATTCTAGCACTAAAAAGTATTTTGAAAATAAAAAATTATTAGAGAAAAAGAGAAACACATCGATTGTAAATTATAAAAATATATTTTCAATAAAAAAATATAATTTTATGGATTATATGGATTATAAAAATTATTTAGATTATATGGATTATAAAAATTATAAGAATTTAAAGAATTATAAAAATATTTTTATTTATGGAATTACAATTAGTGAAAATAAAAAGTAAAATATTTAAAATTGAATTAATTCCAAATCTTTTAAATTCCAATACTCGCAACCACCACCTGGAGTAGGACGGCGAATAATAAATGGGATTCTTTTTTGTGCTAATTCCAATTCAGCAACTAAATATCCATCTATAATATTATCAGGAACTTTTACAAAAACTTTTGCTCCTGAATTGATTTGTTTTGCTCGTTGACCTAACACCCTCGCCTTTTCATATTTTGTTAAATAAGGCAATGTTTTATGTAAATCGTCAATGATATTATTATCGGTATCTCTTATTATTTTTGTTAAACCGATAATTTCATCATAATTATTTATTACGCATTCTGGGTGAAAATCTGTTATGTAATTTTTGTTAATGCTTGCATCAAATTTTTGCAAATAAGATTCGTCCATTTCATCTTCGTCGTCGTCATCATCGTCATCTGAACCCAAAATAGGTGCCGAAGGATTTATTATATTAGATAAATGGTTTTCTAGTTTTTTATTTGATTCTTCAATTTCATCATTATCAATTTCATCTTCGTCATTTTCCTGTTTTTCTATTTTTTCATCAACTAAATCAATGTCTTCGTTATCAAAAGGGTCGTCTTTACTACCTCCTTCAATATCTACAAATTCCTCTTCTTCTTCTGTTTCTGTGCTAGAATCAGAAGCGGTATCATCAGTATCATAATCTTCATCACCTCCATTTTGAAATTCTTCAGGATTTTCCATGTTTTATTAATATTACTAAAGATACTTTTAATATTATTTATCAATTTTTATTATAAATAATATTATTTTTGTTCATCTGTTTTCCAAACAGTATCACATGTGCTACACAAATAAACATAATTCATATTTACATCATCATAACGAATATAAATTATTTCTCTTTCTGCTCCTTCCGACTTATTTGTCTCACAATCACCATTGGGACATTTAATTTTGTTTATACGAGGCAATGTTGGGTCTAATTTTGTATATTTATTGATAATGTGTGCAAATTTTTGATTACTTCTAGTAATTTGAGTTTTCGAAACAGACACATTTTCTACCGTTAATGTATCATCTTCATTCCCACAATTTCTACAATAATAGACTAGCTTGTTTGGATTTTCAGAATCTAATCTGATATAATACATATTTTGGCATACAGTGCAGAAGTGCATTTTGATTTATAATATATACATTTACATTATTTATTTAATTCAATTTTAAATAAAATTATTAATATCATTATTTGAAACAATATTTGAAACAATCTCATTTGAAACAATATCTTTTGATATTTCTACATATTTTTTGTATAATTTTTTATAATTAATTTCAACATTCATCGCATACATACTAGTATTTACTATAATAGGCGCTTTTTCATTATTAGACTTTTCCAGTAAATATTTCAAAACCGTGCTATGGTTTTTAATAAAATTTTCCTTTAAATATGAGTAAAAAATATTAAATTTTTCATTAAAAGAACTTGGATTTTTCGTTATCATTCTCAAAATTGCAATTTCTATATTTTTATATTCTACAATACTGGTATACTTATTAAAATCAGAATGAGTTTTAGTTACACCAGGTTCATTTAATAATGGGTCTTTACATAAAAGTGTACATAAATTAAGCAATACAGATGAAATATTTTGGCATGATGTCCATTGTTCTCCCCTCCAGGTATTTAATAAAGAAATACAGACTTTTCCATTTGTATATAAATTGGGGTTAAAACGAATATTGTCTCCATTTGTCATATATTTTACGGTTGGTGGACTGTGCGGATAATCGTATGGAAAATGAAATTCAAAAAAATAAAAACCACCAAAATATGGTGTTTCGGATGGTCCTACAATCATTGCATATCCCTTTAATAAATCTTCATCATCATGAACATAATAAATGCCGTTGTCAATTAATGGATTTTTAATTATATTTTTAACATCTCTCAATAAGCGAGTAATAGATTCTTTTGAAATAATAACATTTTTTTGTTCAGTCATCCTTATTTTGGCTAGTAGTTATATTAGATAATTTATATTTATGTTTATTTTCATAATAATATAAAAAATATAATCATATAAAAAATATAATCATATAAAAAATATAAACATATAAAAAATATAATCATATAAAAAATATAAACATATAAAAAATATAATCATATAAAAAAATGATAAACGCAATTTGTTTATTAACAATAAATCCAAATGAAATATGGATGAAATTTTTGTCAAAATTTACAAGTCAAAAGTATGATATTTATGTTGTATTAGATAATATTGATTTTGATACACAAATATATGAAGAGAAATATTCGAATATAAATTTCATCAAAGTAAAAAACGATGATTGTATAAATAGTGGTTATATTCATTCCAGTTACATGCCAACATCTTCATTGAAATTCAATGAAATTATTGCTTGGGATAGAGCATTGTATTATTTTACGAATATAGATGTAAGTTATGAAAATATATGGTTTTTTGAGGATGATTGTTTTTTTTATGATGAAAATACCATTTTAAATATTGATACAAAATATCCTGATTCTGATATTTTATGTAAAGAGAAAAATCCAGAACCGAAAGAGGATGAATGGAAATGGTTTTGGCCAGCAATACATATTCACTTTTCGCCTCCTTATTTTCACACACCAATTTGTGCGGTTCGATTATCCAACAAATTATTATTTCATTTGAATCAATATGTTATAACAAATAAAAAACTTTTTTTTATAGAGGCAATGTTTCCATCCATTGCACATTACAATAATTTGATATACGAGACTTGTGAAGAAATGGGTCAACTTTTTTGGAGAAGAGAATGGATACCCGCGGATTTCAATAAAAATCAAATATTTCATCCTGTGAAAAATATGAATCAGCAGGATAAAAATAGGAATGGATTGTATCATAACAAATGCATATAAAAATATTATCACCAATATAAATATTTAATGAATATTTATTAAATATTTAAAAAAACTGAAATAGAAAAATGTTGCCTTATAATATTAACAAAAAGACAATGAGCTACACATCAAAATTTAAAGATTTAAATGAATTTCTTGCTAAGCACAGCAATAAACATGATAATACAGATTCGAAACAATCGGTTACTCCGACACACACAAAAATCGGAAGTAAGGAATTAAATATTTATGGAGGCGCTTATATTATACCTCGAGAAATGCAAAGAGAATTTATGAATTTATATTTTCAACATGTTTTTGTGAATAAAAAGCTTGAATATTTGACAGAAAAGCAGTTAAATGAAGGTGCAATTACTATTGATTTAGATTTAAAATACAAGTATGATATTGATAAGCGGCAACATTCTAAAGAGCATATTCTTGACCTGATAAATTTACTTTATTTGGAAGAACTTAAGGAATTTTTCGTTTTTGAACCAAATAAAATATTTCCTGTTTATGTTTTTGAAAAACCTGATGTAAATAGGTTAGCCGATGGTAGTTTGACAAAAGATGGTGTTCATATAATTATAGGTATTCAAATGGACCATGTTTTGCAGACGATATTGCGTGATAGAATTATTTCTAAAATTGGAGATATTTGGGAACTACCATTAATAAACGATTGGGAAACTGTTTTTGACGAGGGAATTAGTAAAGGGACTACAAATTGGCAAATGTATGGTTCTAGAAAACCCGGTCATCAAGCATATGAATTAACGCAGTATTATTTGGTTTCATATGATTCGCGAGACGGTGAATTTATGTTGGAAGAAAGAAAAGTATTGGAAATTGACTTATCAAAAGATTTGTATAAATTATCAGTTCAATATGATGAGCATGTTAAATTTGAATTAAATACAAAAATAAGAGAAGAATATGATGCGCGGTTAAAGGACGGAACAAAAAAAATAAAAAAACCGAATAGTAAAAGCAAAATAAAATTATTATGCAATAATGATGATTCAGACAATAATATTCAATTGGAAGAAATAGTGGATTCTGATAAACTTAAGAAAGCTGTTGATAAAATAATGAATGAGCTTACATTTAATGAATATCATATAAAAGAAGCTCATGAATATACGCAAATTTTACCTGGAAAATATTATGAACCTGGTTCACATTTACTCAATCGGTCAGTAGCTTTTGCGTTAAAACAAACAGATGAAAGATTATTCTTATCATGGGTCATGTTAAGAAGTAAGGCATCCGATTTTGATTATAGCACAATTCCTAATTTATACTTTCAATGGACACGATATTTTAAAGATAAGCCGAATGGTGTAACAATGAGGTCGATTATGTATTGGGCAAAGCAAGACGCGTTTGAAGATTATGAAAGAATAAAAAAAACTACGCGCGATTATTATATAGAGGAAACATTATCGTGTCCAACAGAATTTGATTTCGCTATTGTTTTGCATCAAATGTGCAAGGATAAATATATATGCAGTAGTTTAGTGAATAAAACCTGGTATGTATTTAAAGACCACAGATGGGAAATTGATAGAGGGGAATCATTGAGAATGTTTATTTCCGTTGAAATGTATAACGCATATCAATTTAAAGTAAATTCATGGATGAATGAGATGCAACATTATGACTCAACGGATGAGAGATATGTAAGCATGAGTAAAAGAGTTAAAAATGGTTCAGAAATTTCCTCAAAATTAAAGAGAACAAATGATAAAAACAATATTATGCGTGAGGCTGCAGCCTTATTTTATGACAAAGATTTTGACAAAAATATGGACTCAAATAAATGGTTGATGTGCTTTAAAAATGGAGTGGTAGATATTAAAAACCGTATTTTCAGAGATGGTATGCCATTGGATTATATTACAAAATCGACAAATATTAATTATGAACCTTTTGATTTAGAGAAGCATGGAAAAATGAGCGAAGAAATACTTAAATTTATGGAAGAGCTCTTTCCTATTAAATCATTGAATACCTATATGTGGGAGCATTTAGCATCTGTATTGATTGGTGAAAATATTAATCAAACATTTAATATTTACAGGGGTAGTGGAAGTAATGGAAAATCAATGTGCACAGATTTGATGAGTTATGCTCTTGGAGACTATTATGGCACTGTTCCAGTTACATTAGTTACTGAAAAAAGACCGGGTATAGGTGGAACATCATCAGAAATTATTCAGTTAAAAGGTGTGCGTTATGCGGTTATGCAAGAGCCGTCAAAAGATGCTAGAATTAATGAAGGTATGATGAAACAACTTACAGGTGATTCTACATTATCAGGCAGAGCACTTTATCATGAACAGGAAACATTTCCAATTCAATTTCATTTGGTATTGTGTACAAATACATTGTTTGAGGTGATGAGCAATGATGATGGAACATGGAGGCGCATTCGTATTTGTGATTTCTTATCCAAGTTTGTAAATCCTGGTGAATCTTTTCAATTATCAGATAATCCTTATCAATTTCCAAAAGACTTAAATTTGAAGGATAAATTAAAAGTTTGGGCTGAAGTATTCATTAGTATGCTAATTAAAATGGCATTTGATAAGCAAGGGGTTGTTTCAGAGTGTGATGTTGTAAAAGCGTCTTCCAATAAATACAGACAAGGACAAGACCATATTTCAGCATTTGTTGCAGACATGGTTGGTATTCGGGCGGATAAAACAGTTAAAAAAGGAGAACTTTTTGAACAATTTAAATTGTGGTTTCAAGAACAACAAGGAAATCGAAAAATGCCGAAGGGTGTTGAGCTTTATGAGTATATGGATAATAAGTTCGGTAAAGCTAAAAAAGATGGATGGCACGGAGTGGAAATATTATATGATAAAGATGATGAAACAAATGATTTATTCGATTTATAAAAAATAAATTGTAAAAAATTATAAAAAATTATAAAAAATTATAAAAAATTATAAAAAAATATAAAAAATTATAAAAAATTATAAAAATAAATTTTTATTTATATTGTAGTATAAACATTTTTTGGTAAAAATGATTGTAATTGTAATAACCATTTTAATAAATATAAAACAATATAATCAATAACAAAAGGATATAGTATGAATAATAATAATGATATAAATTTATACCGAAATGAATATTGACTTTTTGTTAAAAAAATTCCTAATGCAAGTGTTATTACTAATATAAAATAAATCCACCACCAGATTTTATACCAGTATTTTAATATATCATAATTTTGAACTTCATAAAATGTTTTTCTATCGTTTGTAGTAGTATTTATTTCATATTTTTTTATTTTTTCTTCTAAAACTTCATTTTTTTTTAAGTAAGTTAAATATAATTCTAAAACATTTTTGTAATTTGTTTTTAAAGTAGCTAAAGCATTGTTTGATGTCATTGAATCATTTATGCTTTTATTTACAGTTTTTAATATTTCATTTACATTATTATCAACATTATTTATAATTTTTTCATTTTGACTATATGGTTTTGTTATTACATCATTATTTTGTTGTTGGGTTTGTGCGGATTTACTTAATACATTATTAACTTTTGATATTAAACTATTTATATTATTTAAATTGTCCATTTTATTATATATTATTATTTGTTATTATTTATTTTTATTTTGACATGCATAATTTACTATGTACCGGTTACAAGACATTTATTTGCTAATTTATTATAAGTATATCCATCATCACAACATTCTTGGCCAGTGCATGTCAATGTAGAAGAGGCTGGTGATGCCCATGGATTTTTAATATCCATTTTTGTTGTATCTACTGAAGGCGCGTTTTCAGGTTTAAAATTCCAGTCATATTCTTGATAATTCATGTTATCACGATTAATAGCTGAAATGAGATATTTCCACAAATAAACAACACCTATAAATACAACAATAATCATAAAAATCGCATATAAATTTTTAGATATAATTCCACGATTAAATAAAAATGTTAATATTAATACAGGAATACAAGTAAAAACAATAATTTTCATAATAATAGAATGCTGATTATACTGTTCTCCATAATAACTATTAATTTCAACTAATCTTAACTTATTATTTTTTTCTTGTTCTAATTCTTTCAATCTTTTCTTTGCTTGGTTTAATTCATTTTCAACAATTACGATTGTTTCACTTTGTTTACCGATTGTATTTTTATTTATTGACACATTGTTATAGTAAAATGAATACATATTATTTAAATTTTTGTATAGATTAATACGCATTTGTGATATTTCATTTATTTTGTTAACAATTTTTTGTTTATCAGATTCAGAAATTGTGTTATTTGCCAAACCAGTAGATAATTGTGAAAAATAGCTTTTTTCAATTTCTTGAAGTTGCTGAATATTTTCTAATGTTTGGTCATCTAAGTCTTCATTATTATTACGATTATTTAAACCTTCTATTATTTTGTTTTGAAATGGCGCCATATTTGGTGTATTCATGTATATTATATATTAATAGATTAAAATTAATAATATATAATACTTATTTTTCTATTTATCTTTTATTTTTTTATTGTATTTATTGTTATTACAACTATAGCAACAGCTAAAATACTCCAAAATAAATAATCATAATTTTCTTGCAAAACAACTATATTAGTATCTTTTAATATTCCGGATATATTTGCATTTTCACTATTATCATAATTATTGAATTTATCATTATATCTTTGATATGTTTCTAATTCACGCTTTAATGTGTTTTTATCCATTCCCATTTGATTTACTAAATCCACATTCAACGATTTTAAATAAATAATTTTATCAACTATTTTTTTTGCAATAATAGCTAAATATTTTTTTAATTCTTCTCGTGTATTTTGGTCATACTTGCGGGTATCTTTTAATACACAAATAGTACTTGGTGTCATTGGAACATTTGTTTTACTAATTTTACCCCATTGTAAAGTATCAATATTAATTGAATTTTTTGGACAACTTGTGCTATTACTTATAACTGGCAATTTTGTAGTAGGATTAATAGAAAACATTGAAGCAGGATATTCGGATACTTTTAAATCTTTATCTACATAACCTAGTTTTCCATAATTGCTCATAATGCCTACTTTATCCAATTCATATATAGCATTGGAAAAACCACCACCATAAATATTACCATCTGTAGATTTTGTACAACTTGTTGATGGATTTGATGTATACAAAACCAAATTACCATCTGTTTGCATTATTAATTTAATATTACCAGTGACCGAACCAATCCATTCCCCTTTTGCTAAAACTTGTCCTGAAAGTAAATAAGATAATCCATATTTACCATGCGATGCAGAATAATTAGGGTTTGAAATTCTCTGTCTTCCATTTGTTCCTGATGCCCATACAGCAGTTGTAGAAGTTAGTGGATAAACACACATATTTCCATCATCTTGTAAAATCAGTTTAAAATTACAAAAATTTCTAATAGATTGAACTGGGTATTTTGCATATGTGTCTCTATTATTACTGGGTTTTAAACGATTTACATTTGTTTTTATCCAGCATGCATGATTAGAACCGGTATCCATTGCAAACCCTGTGCAATTATAATTTTCATCACATTTATTTTTACAATATTGAACATCAACTATGCCACCTGAAAAAAACCCAATATCATTTCCCCATGCGTCTGCTTTTCTAGTTACACCATAACCTGTCGTACAATATGGAACTGATGGTGTTTGAAAAATAACATTACCGGTTGTATCTTTCACTATCAAACTACCACTAGTAAGTAATTCTGCTGTATTACCTCCTTTTCCGTTTGTTCCTGATGCCCATAAAGGAATTGCGTTATCATTTGTGGCAACGCCATATTTTTCAGAATCAGCTAAATTGTTACTTAAAAAACATTGCCCCAATCCACTTGCATTTTTATTTTGTAAAGCAAAATATTTAAATCCAGTATTAACTGCGTGCTGCTTACAATCATCATATTTAACATATCTAGTTTCATCATACGGTGGCACGGTTGTCATTGCTCTAGGCATTGGATTTGTTGGATTGTCAAATCCACCATCTTTCCAACATCCTACATATTTGCTTTTTGCATTATTCACCATTTGATTTACATATACATTTGTGTTTGCAATATCATTTGATAAATTAATTGACTCTTTATTTATGTTATTTAAATATATTTCATTTGAATTTTCATATTTATCTAAAATGGTATTAAATTGTTGTTGTAATTTTTGTAATTCAGCAATTTGATAGGTAACATTTTTATTTGTTTTATTTATTAAATTATCAGTATTTTGTAAATCTAAATTTAAACCAAGATTTAAACTTGTTACAGGACCATCATATAAGTTTCCTTCTAATCCCCGAAAACCTTCAAATAATAAGTTTTTTTTTTCTGTTTTTTTTTCAATTTTTTTTTGATACTTCTTAAATTTAATTCCTTGGTCTGATATTGTTTTTTCTAATTTTGATTCATCATTATTATTTATCGATGAATAATTTGAATTATCATTGTCTGCCATTATATTAAACATACAAAAAATAAAATTATATTTACAAAATTACTAATAAAAGCAAAAGTAAATTAAGGCGAAGGTAAAATTTTCAATTGTATAAAACAAACTATTGTTATTATTGTACCCCATAGTAAAAAACCAGGTGCAGAATTTAAATGAGTAGTTACAACAAAAAATAAAACTGCGATTACAAACCAAAATGTAAAGCGAATAAAATTATGTTCAACATTTGGAAAAAATTGTAATTTTATTATATAATATATTATTAGTATTGCAAATATAACCCACAAAATAAAGGTAGAATATTTTTGTTCTACATATATATTATTGTCGTTATACTCTTGCGTTAACTTTTTATATTCATTCATTGTATCATTTATTTTAATTTTTTCTTTCACTAATATTCTATATTTATCATTTAATAATTTTGATTTATCGTTATTTTCTTGTATATTATTATTTGCATATGGTAAAAGGAAATTTGATAAAGATTGTATTTGAAGATTTAAATCTGTTAATTTATCGTTTAATTCACTTATTTTGTTGATTTTTTGCATATTAGCAGCAGAACTTAAAGAAGTAGATGTAATATTTTTTAAAGAAGAAATATAATCTGTATATGCTTGTTTATATTGTGTAAGTGTTAATTTGTATTCATTTTCTAACACTTGCAATTTTAATATTTGTGAAGATTCACTTTCTGTTCCCATTACTATATAAAAATAAAATATAAAAATAAATTATATAATTGTAAATCATATAATTTATTTTTTACAAATATTAATTAATTGTTTATAACCTGTAAAAATAAGAATAAATATAGGTAGCCAATAAATTCTTAATACATTATTATTATCAACAATATTAGATACATGCATTATTTCTGATGATTTTAATGATTTTTGCGTGTTTAATGATTCTAATGAGTCAAATGAATTTAACGATTGTAATATTTTATTAATTGATTCATTAACTTCTTTTTCAATAGTTATTTTTTTTTCCATTTCTTTATTTAAATATTTATTAGTTGAATCATTCATATATTTTTTTATTGATTCGTTCATATAAATTTTTATGGTATTATTATTTGAAAATCGATTTTTACACAATAAACTACTAAACATTATTTATATTTTGAAAACGATAATAAAAATATAAAAAAAACTAATTTATCTTTTTCACTCTCTTGAAAAATGTTATTTTTATTATTTTTATTTTTTTAAACTTTCAGTTTAGTTTATTACTATTTCGCTAATATTATTAAATTCAAATAATAAATTTATGATATTAACATTATTAGGATTCAATTTGGCTTATTATAAATTTAGGAGATGAAAGGGTTAAAGTTATATGTAAATTATATGTAATTATAATATACATATGGATAAAGATATATCAAATATTTCATGGAAGCTTATTGATAAATATTTTAAAGACAATCCCTATAATTTAGTAGCGCATCATTTAGATTCATACAACGATTTTTTTAATTATGGAATAAGCAATATTTTTAAAGAAAATAATCCAGTTCGTTTTATAGAAAGAGAAGATAAAACCTCACCAGAAAATGAAAACCAAAACGAGTGTTCTTTATATTTAGGAGGTAAAACTGGCAATAAGTTATATTTTGGAAAACCTATTATTTATGATGAGAACAATAGAGGCGCTCATTATATGTATCCAAATGATGCAAGATTAAGAAACATGACTTATGGCATTACAATACATTATGATGTTGAAGTGGAATTTATTTTTTATGAAGAAGAGATTAAAAAAACACATACAATATTACTTGAAAAAATATATTTAGGTCGTTTCCCAATTATGCTTCAATCTAATTTATGTATATTAAAAGGGTTGTCTCCGGAAGTTCGTTTTAATATGGGTGAGTGTAGAAATGATTATGGTGGCTATTTTATTATTGATGGAAAAGAAAAATCAATAATACCTCAAGAAAAATTTGCAGATAATATGTTATACATTAAAGTTAACAAGGATGATGACTTGTATAGTCACTCTGCTGAAATACGGTCTGTAAGCGAAGACGCATCAAAACCAATTAGAACAATGGCTGTAAAAATAGTTGCACCAACAACAATTCTTTCTAATAACCAAATTGTAGTAACTGTGCCAAATGTAAGAAAACCAGTTCCACTTTTTATTTTAATGCGCGCATTGGGGGTTATTTCAGATAAAAATATTATTGAATACTGCTTACTAGACCTTAAAAAAAATGAAACCTATATTGATTTATTTATTCCATCTGTTCATGATGCAAATCAAATATTTAATCAAGAAGTCGCACTCAGATATATTGCTAGTTTTACAAAAAGACGCACTATTACAGGTGTATTAGATATTTTAATGAACTATTTTTTACCTCATATTGGTGAAAAAAACTTTTTAGACAAGGCTTATTACATTGGTTTTATGGTAAATCGTTTATTGCGTGTTTTTACTAAAGATGATAAGCCAACAGACAGAGACAATTTTCGCTTTAAAAGAATTGAAATGTCAGGAACATTAATATATGATTTATTTCGTGAATATTTTTTAATTCAAAATAGAAGCATCGGACAAAAAATAGATAAACAATATTATTATCATTCTGGCAAATATAAACAAAATTTCATGGATTTAATTTTAGATAATTATCGTGATTATTTTAAGGACCGCATTGTAGAATCAGGTATTCGAAAAGCGTTCAAAGGAAATTGGGGTTCAGAATCTCATACAAAACGAATAGGAGTCGTCCAAGATTTAAATAGATTGTCTTGGAATACATTTATCTCTCAATTAAGAAAATTAAACTTACCTTTGGATGCAAGTGCAAAGGTTGTTGGTCCTCGTTTATTGAACTCATCTCAATGGGGATTTATTGACCCTGTTGACACGCCCGATGGTGGCAATATAGGTTTGCATAAACATCTAGCTATTAGCACATTAATAACAAGTGGATACTCCTGTTGGCCATTAATAAAATGGTTGAGAGCAAAAACAGCAATAAGAATTTTACAGGAATGTTCTTCTGAATACTTGGGAAGTTTAACAAAAATAATGATAAATGGGATTTGGATTGGAGGCATTGAAAAACCATTAGAATTAATTAGCTTAATAAAATTATACAGAAGAAATGGTATTATTCCAGTTTATACAAGTGTGTCTTTTGATTATGAAAACAATGAAATATATATTTATACGGATGGGGGTAGATTAATTAGACCAGTCTATTATTTAGATAAAAAACAAATAAATGATTTTGGAAAAGTGAGTATTGAGAGAAAAGAAATTTTAGATAAGATACTAAGCGGTGATTTTACTTGGGATGAAATCGTTTCTGGATTTAAAAAAAAGAATGAAGCAACTGATTTTAATTATAAAAATAATAAATTATATGATTTGGAAGAGTTATATCCCGATTTGAATACTATTGAAAAAATAGAAACAAACTTAGAAAAATATAAATCTGTCGTTGATTATTTGGATACTGCTGAAGAAGAAGGCTTATTAATCGCTTCAAATTATAACGAATTAAAAAAAAATAAATTTTACACTAATATGGAAATTGACCCGTCACTTATATTAGGCGTTATGGGAAATCAGATTATTTTTCCAGAAAATAATCCAGTTACTCGCAATTCATTTTCTTGTGGTCAAAGTAAGCAAGCAGTCTCAGTTTATCATTCTAATTATCAAATGCGCATTGATAAAATGGGTGTCATTTTAAATTATGGTCAAATTCCTTTAGTTAAATCGCGTTATATGGATTATATTAATAATGAGCAACAACCATATGGTGTTAATGCAATTGTTGCTATTATGTCTTATACTGGATATAATGTAGAAGATGCTATTTTAATAAATGAGGGTTCTGTAAAACGCGGTTTGTTTCTTACAACTTATTATTCAATGTATGAAGCTCGAGAAGAAAGCACAAAGGTTAATACTTCTACTAGTAATTCTTATTTTGCGGATGTATCAACAAAAAAAGTTATTGGAATTAAACCAGGTTATGATTATAGTCAATTAGACAAATACGGAATTATTCGAGAAAATGTTGCATTAGACGATAAAATGGTGGTAATTGGAAGGGTTTCTTCGAATACAGAAGATACAGAAGTTGTTATTGATTCTTCTGTATTTCCCAAAAAAGGTCAACTCGGTTTTGTAGATAAATCATTTATTACTGAAGGCGAAGAAGGGTTTCGCATTGCAAAGGTTCGCGTTCGCGAAGAGCGACTTCCTGCAATTGGTGATAAAATGGCTAGTCGCAGTGGTCAAAAAGGAACAATAGGACTTATTATTCCGGAAGAAGATATGCCATTTTGTGCAGATGGAACAAAACCAGATTTAATAATTAATCCACATGCTATACCATCTCGAATGACAATTGGACAATTAATAGAAACATTATTAGGAAAAGTATGTGTTACATATGGAGGATTTGGAGATTGCACTGCATTTCAAACAAAAGGCCCAAATACAGCAATTTATGGCAAGGCTTTAGTAAATGCTGGTTTTCATTCTAGCGGAAATCAAATATTATATAATGGAATGACAGGAGAACAGTTGTATTCAGAAATTTATATAGGTCCCACATATTATATGCGTTTGAAACATATGGTAAAAGATAAAATTAATTACAGAGCAAGAGGTCCAAACACTCAATTAACACGACAGCCAGTGCAAGGAAGAGCTAATGATGGAGGATTAAGAATAGGAGAAATGGAAAGAGATGGTGTAATGGCACATGGTGCATCAGGATTTTTAAATGATTCTTTTATGACAAGAGCGGATGAATATTTTATGGCGGTTTGTAATAAAACAGGTTGTATAGCGATTTATAATGAAGAATTAAACTTATTTTTGAGTCCTGCTGCGGATGGTCCTGTGAAATTTGACGGTCAGCTAGAGGGTTGCACAAATGCTAAAATGAGCATACAAAATGTTAGCCGTTTTGGTCGGTCTTTTAGTATAGTTAGAGTTCCTTATTCATTAAAATTATTAATTCAAGAATTACAAGTTATGAATGTTCAAATGCGTATTATTACAGATGAAAATATTGACCAATTAATGAATATGTCTTATTCTAATAATATTAATAAATTATTGCAAGATGAAAACATGGACTTGACAAAATTAATAGGTGATTATAAAAATAACTTATCAAAAAAAATACGCGAGCAAGATAATGACACATATACAAAAAATACTAAAAATAAAAAAATTGAAGAAAGATGGGTACAGGATGATTCTCCATTGCTTTTATATCCGGATGTTTCACCTGCATATGAACCTAATTCCGATGAATTACCCGAAATTGAAGCAACATCGCCTGCTTATGTGCCTAGTTTTGGTGAATTTAAAAATAATAATGATACATCGCCTGCTTATGATTATAATTATAATTATAGACCACCGAGTCCAGAAGGACCACCACCACCTCCTCCAAATTTAAGTTTGCAATATCCAAATTTTGAACAGCCTAATTATTATACAGCGAGAAGTCCAGAAGGACCACCGCTACGACAAAATTTTGGCCAACCAGGTAATTTTAGACCACCGAGTCCAGAAGGACCACCACCACCTGAAATAACAAATCAATTTCCAAAAATAACTAATCCAGAAACTCAAAGAAAATTCGATGCTTTACCTGAAAGAGATAAATTAGCGTTAATGAGAATGTTAAATAAAAAGAAAATAGAAAATCAAGAAACGGTGGTTATTGCAGATAATAAAAATATTGAAAATAATAACGCAAGTATATTAGAATTAGAAAAGGCTCAACCTAAAGAAGGAGAAGAGGGAGAAGAAACAAGTAATAATAGCGAATCAAAAAATTCAGAAATTAAAACTATTTCTCTTGGAGGCCAAAAAGAAAGTTAAACAATTGTATTTTGATTATTCTAATTAAAATATTTTAATTTAATTTAATTTTAAAATTGAATTAAAAAATAAACGATAATATATTGTATAATTATAATGGCAACCAAAAATACAAGTAGTTTAATTTCATCCGTTTATAAATCAAGAAAAATACTTCTTGAATTAATGAAAAAGCAGGGGTATAATATTGAAGAATATAATAATTTTAGTATAAATGAAATTAACGCTATGTTTCAAAATAAGCAATTGGATATGCTTTTAGAAAAGCCTAGCAACAAATCTAATCCAAATTCTGAAAAAAGAAAAATTTATATTAGTTATTATTTATCAAAAGCCCTAAGACCACAAAATATTCAAGAAATGATTGATGACTTGTTCAATTTGGAAGAAATATTAACAAAAGAAGATATACTAATGATTGTTGTGAAAGATGATATGAATGAAACAATTATGAATTTATTGAAACATATTTGGGAGCAAGATGGTATTTTAATAATTATTAATACACTCCAAAGATTACAATTTAATATTTTAGAGCACGCATTTGTTCCAGAGCACCGTGTTTTGTCTAATGATGAAGTAAATGTTGTTAAAAAAAAATTTAATATTTTGGAAGATACCCAATTTCCTGATATTTCACGGTTTGACCCAGTTGCACAAGCTATTGGAATACGGCCTGGAGAAGTTTGTGAAATTATTCGGCCAAGCAAAACAGCAATCAAAGGTTATTATTATAGAATTTGTGTATAATTTGTGTATAATTTGTGTATATGTATTATTTGTGAATAATAATTATTTATATAATAAATTTATTATATAAATAATATAAAATGGATGATTTGGATAATATATATCAAAATTACTTTGATTTAAAAAGTTATAGCGAACAATTAGTTCCTGCTTTAGATGACTATAAAAATGCATCAATTAATTATTATAGAAACACTGAAAATGCAGAATATTCAAATATATTCAATAATTATTCTGCGAATATAAATAAAATAAAAAAAGATGTTTTTGAAACACTAAATAAAATTTCATCAGATAATAGCATTTTAAATAGTAAAATTGAAATTTTAAATAAAAGTTTAGATAATGAAAAAATAAAAAATAAAAATTTACAATATTACTTGAACAATTTAGAAGGACAAGGTAATGGGTCAGCAATATTAATAAACAATTCTAAAGAAATTTATAATGAACAGTATATTTCAAATTGGGATATGTTTATTGGTATATTAATAATATCCGGTTTTTTAATTTCTGTTTTTAGAAAATCTAAAGCAATTATTCCTACTCCAACTTTACCAAAAGTCTAATATAATATACTATTGCTTAAACTTGTTATTGCACCTCATCTTCTAGAACGCGTCCGTCTTCTTCCACCGTTTAGAGTGTAATTTAGAGTATTTTGACCATGTGTTATAATACCTCCTCTTCTAGAACGCGACCGTCTTCTTCCACCGTTTAGAGTGTAATTTAGAGTATTTTGACCATGTGTTATAATACCTCCTCTTCTAGAACGCGACCGTCTTCTTCCACCATAAAGATATGCACCTTTTCCAGAATTATGGTCTCCATATCCACCCATTTTCATCATGCGATTACTTCTGCTTTTGCGACTCATTATATTATATTATAATATAATATTTTTATAAATAATTAAATAAATCAATTATAACCATGCTCTTCTGCTATGTGTATTTTTAATATTTCTTAAAGTTTTTATTATCATTTTGTGAAATTTTTTCTTTTTTATTTTTTTTCGAGTTGCTAATGATAGTGACCCTGCAACAGAAATATTTTTTTTACTCATTGATTTATTTTCATTTATTGTTTCCTTAATAGATTCTTTAATAGGCGCAGATGCAATTGCAGTTGCATGTTTTTCTGAAAAATCAGAAGTAGAAGTCATGTGATGTGTATCTTTATTTAAATAAACAAATAGTGAATTTAAATCATGCAATTTTTCTAAAACAAGAGTTACATTAATAGCATAATCACTTGAATAAATTAAAATTAACATTAATTCTTTTATACGATTTATTATGTTGTTTTTTGATGATAAATATTTTTTACTTATTTTTGAGTTTAAAATATTTTCAACAATAGGTATATAAGATAGAACTAATCCCCATACATCCACATTTTTCAAAAAAACCTCAGTAAAGTATGTTATTGTATCAAATTCACCATCTTTTGTAAATTTTTGAAGTATTTTTGTTATATATTCAAAAATAAAATAAAAGGTAAAATCATACTCAATAAGGTCTCCTTTAAATGAATCATCGATATTTTTAAATTCATTCCCAAATAAATTCTGACAAATAACATTCATTGTTTTTAAATGACCTGGTCCTCTTTCTTCAACCCACTTAAGAACATAATTTATTACAAATGTTCTAAGGGTATAATAATCAGGCGCAGGATTTTTTTCCAAAAAAGCTTTATACATTTTTGAAAATAAAGAATTAAAAAGTATATTGGAATACGGAATATTATATTGAAATGGCCTATTCAATAATACTTTAGGAATTTGACTACCGTCGCTAGTATATGAAGCAGATAATCCCCAATCAATTAGCCTAGCATATAATCTGTCGTTTTCTTCTCTCACCAATATATTTGATGATTTTAAATCAGAATGAAAAACACCTGCTTTATTCATCGGAATAATACCAAATTGGAGTAATTTTATTAATGCATTATTTAATTTAATCATTTCTTTGGGATTTTTCCAATTATCATCTATGAATTTGCCAGCATCTATTCCACCATAAGGCATGTTCAACGCAAGAAGTTTATCCATAAATTCTGGCTCATTTATATTATTTTCATTAATATCTATTTTTTTCAAAGCCTTGCATTTTTTATTGAAATCCGTTAAATCACTTTTACTCAATTTATCTGGTTCACATATAGAATAATCTTCAACAAGAAAATAATCAGCAAAATTAGGTATATCTTTAAGTAATTTGTAAAATTTCATTACTTCATTATATTCTTTGCGTGCGTATTTTTTTTTCATTAATTTGGTTATTAGTTCACCTGGTTGCGTCGTTTTTTTTATATTTTTACATTTAAGTGCGGGGCGGAATATACAACCGAACCCACCAGAATCAATTACGCTGCCTCCTTTTGATAATTTATTTAATTTAATTTTATTTTTTCTTGTTTTGGTCATATGGTTAATATATAAATATATAATTTATTATTATGATTTATAAAATATTTATAAAATATTAACTTATTTTATAAATATGAACAATCAAAGATGTTTAATATTATTTTTATTATTATGTTTATTTTATGTTTTTAATTATTTTCATTTAAAATATATTGACAATGTCGGTGAAAATTTTTATTTAAATTCAAATAAAAATAAATTATTAAAAATTTATGATATTTTACATTTAATAACACCACACATTTCAAAATATGAATATGCTTCTGATATTTTTATATTATTGATAATTTTATATTTATTGTTTGTAAATCAATACTTATTTTATAATTATATTGGTTATTTGCTTACCATTTTTATTATTCGTTCAATAACAATATTTGTAACAATACTCCCAAAAAATAGTATTTGTGATATAAAAAAAACAAGTTCATTTAGAGGTGGTTGCTATGATAAAGTATTCAGTGGTCATTTTTCTCTAGGACTTCTAGCATCCTTAATGTTATATAAAAATAATTATATTAATTATTTGTTTTTGATATTTTTCAATTTAATCAACGCATTATTTATTATTTTAGCTCGTAATCACTATACAATAGATATAATTGTTTCATTCTTTATTACATTATTTATTTATCAAAATAAAATTAATATATGTTTCATTTTAGATAAGTATTGTAAATAATTCCAGTAAAATTATTATTTATTATATAAATATGAAATAATGCCTATAAATAAAGCAATTATCACAAAATAAATGATTTTACTACGCGTTTTATAGTATTCCTTCATTTTTATATCTTTCGGTTTATATTCTTCATAATAGTTTATATAAAATTGATTTAAAGAAATTTTCGGCTTATCCAGATGCTCGTTAATTTTATTATGAATAAAATGCATCCAACGAATAAATGAATCACGGCTGTCTAAATACGGTGTTACAGGATATTCAACTAATAATTTACTAAAATAAGTGGATATCTGTTCAATTGGAATAAACAATGGAATGTTTTGAATAAGCTCATAATACTGCTTTTTTGTAACTGTGTTTGGACGGTGAGGATAACACATCGTAATTGTATGAAGAAAAAACCAATAGTGAGGCCCCCACACTTTAGGGTCTAATTTGTATTGCTGATTATTACTCATACTATTCATATTCATTATAATGTCAAAATTATAATGAATTTTTAACCCTTTTATAAAGATAAACTCCTAACAATTTATTCTATCAAATCCATATTGGCTATTTCTTTCAAGTATCGTTTGGAACAGGTTTCAACTAGAAGGCCATTTGCATACACCCCATAATTCATGTAGTAATCGTCATTTTCCAATGCAAAATGATAAATGGTGTAAGTGCCTGGCTTCTCATAAACGATGGCTTTATCATCTGCACATGCTGGCAAACGATATTTACGGTCGGTTACATAAGCATCTCCATTTACTAGTATTGTCTGTTCTCTCTGTGATTGAGAAGAAAATCTATCTACAAGAATGGAATGGCATCCAGTAATGACTAAATCTTCCAAGAGCTCTGGATATTTATCATTCGTACATTTATAAAGTTGGTCTTTTATTCTGTTTTGCGAGGCAGGGTGATGGATATCCTTTTTGCCAATTGCATCGATGGCTTTAAAACCATTTCTAGAAGTTTTAACAAGGTCACCCTTTCTTAAGTTCTGAATAAATCGGTATCCAAGATTGGTAAGAATTTTTGTATTTTCTAAGAAACATGTGATAGAAGGTGTTGGTGAAGACCCGAATGTAACTACTAAAACTACTAAACCAACGCCACCAATGCCAGTAATATCAAAACTACCACCACCACCACCTCCATTTAAACCACCATTGCCACCAGTATTATTACCAAACCCACCACCGCCACCAACACCACCTCGACCACCATTTTGACCAGCACCACCACCGCCACCACCACCACCGCCAATACCACCAGCACCACCAGCACCAGCACCAACACTACGACCAGCACCACCACCACCACCACCAAAACCACCATTACCACCATTTGTTCCGGGTCCGATACCACCAGCACCACCATTTGTTCCACCACCTTTACCACCAGCACTAATAGTACCATTGCTACCGTTGGAAGAAATACCACCACCACCACCACCACCACGAACACCACCACCACTAGTACCACCTAAACTATTAAAACCATTACCACCACCACCACTAGTACCACCACCACCAAAAAAATAAATATTATTAAATGAATCTGTAAATTGTTGTCCTAAATCCATACTACCAGTGCCGGGTGTTCCACCAATTGCAGTATATTTTGATGAACCATAATTTACACTTGTACTTCCCCCCTCATTATTACTATCACCACCATTTCCTATAGTAATACTTATAGTAGAATTTGTATAATTGATTGTATTTGCATCATACCCACCTCCACCACCACAATTGCTATCATAACCACCACCACCACCTCCGACTAAATAACTTACAACAGTTGCAGGTTGACTAAATGCAATAGTACCTGACGCACTAGCATTATTTGTATTTTGAAAAACATACAATGCGGTGGTTCCTACAGTTTGAGTATAATAATAAGAACCTGGATTGGAGTCAGTAAACCCAGAATAATAAGTTCCAGTATACGGAGAAGGGTTTGTTGTAAAAACAGTAAAAGCAGTTTGTGTAAATCCAGAAACACTCATTTATAAAATATATGAATATTTTAATTTGCTAAAATATTCATAAATCTTAAAAAATAATATCTTATATCTTATATTCATGCATCAATGAAATAATATAAAACATGTAATTTTCCAAATGATAAATCGGACGATAATTATTATTATAATACTGAAAAAAAGAATAAGTTTTAATCAATAATTGCGAAATATTTTCTTTTTTTATTTTATTTTGTTGAATTAATGATGATATAATATACCATATGCATTCTGTGATATTTAAATTATAAATGAAAATATCATATAATAAATCTCTGAAATTTATAAATTTAATATCTTTAACATTTATCATTAAGTTTAAAATCTTATCACAAATAATTTTGTGAGGCAATGATAATTCTGTTACAGGAAAAGAGGAATGTAATATTTTAATATTTGTTATGTTCTCTACTTTTACATTTATTTTATTCTTTACACACTTATTATATCCATTTTTTGTGGGTCTTGAAATATGAATTATTTCACAACAATTTAATATATTATCAGGAATAAAACTTAATTCTTCTGTAATTAATATAAATTTTAAATCAATTGATAATGCATTATTTATTTGCATATAACTGTAAAAATTTTCTAATAATTCGCTATGTATCTCATTAAAATATTTGCATACGATTATTCCTGATTTTTCATTTTTCGCAGATATAATATCTACAATTTGAGAGAAAATATCATGCCATAACAGTTTTGAGTTACAACCTAACAAAGACATATCTACTTCATAATGAATGTCACTTATTTTTAAGAAAAATTGTTGCTTGTTATATGTAATGCTTATTTTTTTCTCATATTTTAAATCTGATGGGCTGTAATTTTTTATTAATTTTAAAACTTGAGTATATTTTCCAACCCCACTTGGACCATAAAATATTAAATTTTTTAAATCTATTATTTTTTTGGGAAACTTATTAAAAATCTTTTCAATCTTAGGATGTAAATTATCTTTTACATTAACATATTCTTCAAAATGGGTTTCATGAAATTTCATTATATATTTTAAACCAACATTCTTTATTCCATTTTATTACTTATTTATATGTTTTATTATATTTTATATTTTTATAAAAAGTATAGAACTTAAAAAGATAATGCAGATTAATAGTAATATAATAAATGAATATTGCATTAAATTTAGAACAATACAAAAATGATTGTGTTTATTTTAATGACCCAATTAAAAATAATATTATGAATGGAGGTAATTTTATAAGAATAATATATTCAAATTCTCTATTTATATTAAATGGAATTAGTTTATTTGTTCCATTAAACAATGCTAATATAGAAAAATATTATAACAAATACAGATGCTGTTTCAATACATTTACAAATAAAGAATTAATTCAATCTTTTAAACAAATAGAGGAAGAGATATTAAAAAATTGTAATATAAAAAATAAAACACCACAACATAAATTAATCGAACAGTTTAAAAACGGAAATATTAAATTATTTTTACAAGACGAGGAAAAAAATATAAATAATTACTTTATTTTAAAAATTTCAGGAATATGGGAAACCGACCAGAATTATGGTTTGACATACAAGTTTTTAAATGTTAAAAATATTTTATCCATCAGTTGAAAAATAAACCAAAATAATATTAATTGTAATAACAGTTACAATATTCATTATTCCGACAAAATATAATAACATGCTATATACTTTACTCAATCTACTAGTTTTTTTAAAATTTTCTTGCCCAGTTCCCAAATAAAATAAATATAGCTGAATTAATATTAATAATATTGATATATTTGTAAAATTAACATAACCGGGTGAAACATTTCCTTCAATAATACGATTTTTATGAGTTATTAATAAATAAATTATATAAGCTATAATACCTAATATAACAAAAAATGGACCACCTGTATATATGAAGCTCATAATTACACTGAGGTTATTTGCGTTATTTTGATTTTTTAAAATACCTAAAAATAAATAGGACACTAACAATAAAATGCCGCCGCCTATTAAAGAATATCCAGCAATAGTTCCATTTAATGCATTTTCAGAATTAGAGCCAACTGTTATAAATAATAAAATAATACCTACTACAATCAATGAAGTATAAAATGTTGACATTATCGAATTAAATAAAGAAAAATCATTATTAATTATTGAATTTGCATTCATTTAAATATACTATTTATTGAGATTAAAAAGATTTTTTATATTTACAAAAAGTAAATATAAAACTAAAATATAAAAAAACTAAAATATAAAAAAACTAAAATATATTATATTATTATATGAGTAGATTTACAACTAGCACTAATCATCCAATAATCCCAAATGCAAATGAATATATGATTGAACAGAGAGTGGTAAGCATTCATTCAGAAGATAGAGATGTTACTAAATATCCGAATTCTAGTTGTTTTGAAATTGAATTACCTGATGATTATGTAAATGTTTCCACTATAAGATTAGGTAATTATTCATTTCCGTCAAGCTACAATGTTTTTTCAGCTACTCAGGGAAATATATATATAACTTTTAAAATTAATCAACCATTCAATCCATCTGAAAAAGGTTTTTTTGACCCTTTATTAGACATTATTTTTCAAGCATTATATGCTAATATAGATACAGATTATTTAGTAACAATAACACAAGGGTCTTACACCGCTACCCAAATGGCAACAGAATTAACAAATTTATTCAATGAAGCAGTTAATAGTTCTATTTATAATTATATTTCTGCGAATAATCCAAGTTTATTGCAACAATATCTAGATAGTGGTGGATACAATCAATTTGTAATAGTATACAACGAAGTATCGCAAAAATTATGGTTTGGAAATAAAAGTTCAGGATTTATCATTACAAATGATTCTAAATATTATTGCAAATTGAGAGAAATTTTAAATATTCATTGTATTCAATGCAATCAAACTTATTACCAGGATTTTACAAATTGGGGATTACCTTCGTATTTAGGCTTTACAAAAGCTCCTTCACTTTCTATTAGTAATCCGGTTTCGGGAATTTATCCAAGATTTTATTACGGAGATGCTTTAACATCTGGTGATAAAGGTTATTGGTTAATTCCTGATGCGAATTATCAAACTCAAACGGTATATTATTTAGAAGCCCCCAATAAGATTGATTTATTAGGATATTTATATTTTTATATGGAATTACAAGGTCTTAATAATATCGATGAAATAATTCCTTATAATTTAAATGAATACACAAAAACTACAAATGAAATTAATGGTGTTCATAACTCAGCATTTGCAAAAATTGGGATAATATCGGCACCTACCTCGCAATTTTACGATAATAGTGTTGATGCTATTAAAATATATAATCCGCCTGCGGAAAAAATAAGAAAGGTCAAAGTGAAATTTCGTTATCATAATGGACTATTAGTAGATTTTGGAAACTTTAATTATTCGTTTAATTTAATTTTTCAGATTTTACGACCACAAAGCTTGCGCACTTATATTACTTTTAATCCTTCATCTAACTTTTCATCTGGTAGTTCTAATTCTAATGTTAAAAGGTAAAAAGGTATTGCACACATTTTATATTCTAATTTTGTATTCATCAATTATCCAATTTTTTAGTATATCTATATTACAATTTTTATAATCGCCCTTAAATCCATTCAGCTTATAAAAAATAGGTTTTTTCATTTTTGCCGTTTTGAAAAATAAATATTCACCATATTCACCCTTTCGAATGCTTATATTTGCAGTAATTTCTCTTATTATATTTGATGTTTTTGCTGGCTTACCATCAATTTCATCCTTCATTAATATTTTTAATACTTCTTCATATGTAATATTTTCAATAGGTCGGTTTCCAAAATAAGACAACGATTTATTATTCTCTCCCCAATTTGCATATATTCCATATTTTCCTTTTTTTATATACAAATCATCGCCATGATACTTGCCTATTGAAACATGTGATGCGATTTTGTTTTTTACTTCATTATCTATCAAATCAACCAGTTTATATTCACCTTTTTCTAATAATTCTAAATTTATATCTTTTTTAATAGCTTTAAAAGATATGATTTCTTTAGCATTTGTATCAACACCTTCAATACATTTTATTACAGGTCCATATTTTCCAATAATGTAGCTATGCTTGTCATCTATAATGATTTCATGTTTTTTTTCATTTTTTAATTCTTTGCATGAGTCATTGATATCTTTCAAACATGTACTGCATAAAATTGTCCATTCTTTCTCTCCTTTTGATATTTTATCCAAATCATCTTCCATTAATTTTGTATAATCATAATCAAAAATATTATTAAAATATTTAACAAGAAACTCCATAACAATTATGCCTAATTGTTGAATCACTAATTTGTTTTTTTCATTGCCAATTTCTCTCGTGGTTTTTTTTTCGATTATTGTATCTTCTTCTAATTCAAAATCTGTGCATTCTAACCTACATCCTTCTATATTTTCTTTTTTAACATATCCTCTTTCTTGTATTTTATCCACTAACATTGAAAAAGTGGAAGGTCTTCCAATTCCACATTCTTCTAATAACTGCACCAACTTTGCTTCTGTATAATGTGATTTTTTGTCTTTTAGTGTCATTGAACACAATACTTTTTTATAATCGTAAGCGCATTTTTGCTTTATAGTTTGCAAATAAGTATATTCGGATACATTTGCTCCATTTGCTCCATTTGCTCCATTCTTTTCTGTTTTACTTTTGACTATTTTCCATCCTAAGAAATCAACTGTTTCACATGTACATGTATATTTACTTTCTAATGGCGCCGTAATGGATGCTATTATTTGATAATATTCCGCTGGGGACATACAACTTTCCAGTGTTGTTTCCCATATTAATTTATATAACTTTTTCTCTCTAGTGCCCATTTTGCTTTCTCTATTTTCATTACTTTCTTTATAATTTTTAACTAGAATATTTGTAGGCCGTATTGCTTCATGTGCCTCTTGTATGAGATTTGATTTTTCTTTTTTATTTGAGGCGGTTTTTTCTTTTTTTGCCTTTTGTGACACAGGTGCTTCTACATCTCCTTGTGCTTGCACCATTTCACCATTTTCTAATTTATTTATTTCAGGGTGAATGTATTTTTCATTATTATATTCTTTTTTGATATATTCTTTTGCTGAATCTATAAATACTTTACTATATTTTTTGGAATCAGTTCGCATATAAGTGATGTAGCCTTCTTCATATAATGTTTGACAAAGCCGCATAGTTTCTTTAGGAGAAATGTGCAATTCATTACTAGCCAATTGCTGTATTCTTGAAGTTGTTAGCGGGTCGGGTTGTGATTTAAACACCTTTTTAGGTGCAGAACAAGTATAAATGTGTTCAAAATTAACAGATTCTTCTAAAAATTCAAGCATGCTATTTTCATTATCATACTGCTTATTCAAATCAAAAGGAATACAATGATTTGTAAAATAACCAGTTGTATTATATACTTTTTTTCCAGGTGAATTATTAATCTCTATTTGATTTTCATAAACTAGCTTAAGCGCAGGTGTTTGACATCTACCTGCGCTCAAACTATTTTCCGAGTTTTTGCTAATGTATTTCCATAACAATGGAGAGATAGTAAATCCAACTAACAAATCTAAAACTTGCCTTGCTTGCTGTGAATTTACCAAATTTATATCTATTCTTCTTGGGCTTAAAATAGCCTGCTGAATTGCATGTTCGGTTATTTCATGAAAAACAATTCGCTTAGTTTTTTCAATTGGCAATTCAAACAGCATGCAAATGTGCCAAGCTATTGCTTCACCCTCTCGGTCATCATCTGTTGCCAATATAACATTATCTGCAGATAGAATATCCTTGCGCATGAATTCAATATGTTTTTGCTTCTTTTCATCATTCATAATTTGATAATTGAGAGAAAAGTTGTTATCAATGTCTATATTTTTCAAGGACCCAAGTTCTCTCAAATGACCAAAACTAGCAATCACTTTATAACCAGGACCTAAATATTCCTCTATTTTTTTGCATTTTGCTGGAGATTCAACAATCACTAATGTTGTCGAGAATTTGTTTTTTTTTGTGTTAATTTGAGATGTCATTATGAATGTATTTTATAATTATATTTATATTTATAAAATATATTTAAGTGTAATTTATTATTATAATTTATATATAAAATGGATAACGAATTTATTGAACCCAAACTTTGTGATAATACTTTTACCATTTTCTCAAAAAGTGGTTGTCCTAATTGTGTTAAAGTTAAAAAAATATTAGCAAATGAAAATCCTTCTCCTTTAATAATTGATTGTGATGATTATTTGATAGAAAATAAAATTGCCTTTTTGAATTTTATTCGAGAGAAAACTGGAAAAGAATATAAAACATTTCCAATGGTTTTTTATAAAAATGTTTTTATTGGTGGTTTTGAAAATGCACAAAAATATAAAGAATTATTAAATAAATCACGAGAATTAGAGAAAGCATTATTAAATGAATTTGATTTTTAGATTTCGAAAATTTATAAATAAAATTATATTTATATACTTTATAAATGAATGTTATAGGATTTACACAAACTACAACCGAACCTTTTGTCACTGAAGCAGGAAAACTATATTATTCTGGCTTTTCTGACTCTACCCCAGAGTCTTATTATTATACTCAAACTGTAGGGAACACTACACTATATGTTTTTCAAAATACAAATAATGCTATTGCTACAGGTTCTATTGTAATTGACCAACCTGCAACTGTCAAGTATTATTTAGTAGGTGGTGGTGGTGGTGGTGTTTATGCAGGCGGTCTAATTGGCGGTGGTGGTGGTGGTGGGTATTATACAAATACAATTACTACGCCTTCAAATTCTACTATAAGTATTACTATAGGAAATGGTGGTGCTAGTGGTGCTAATGGTTTAAATACAACTTTAAATTATGGGTCAACATATACTGCAAGTGGTGGAGTAAGCGGAAATAGTAATGCACAAAAAGGAAGCAAATTTACTGATTTTTTCAACAACATATATTTTTATGGTGGTGGTGGTGGTGGTTATGCTAGTGGTGGTAATGGTTTTGATAGTTTTGGAGGTACTAGTGATGGTGGTTTTGGTGGTGGTGGTGGTTTTAATATTATTAACGGTGATTTTATTGGAGTGGATGGTAGTAATGGTGGTAATAATGCTTCATCAACTTATGGTGGTAATGGAGGTGGAATAAATGGTGGGGGTGGCGGTGTTTATACTTATGGTTCTGGACAAGGTGGTGTTCCTGGTGATAATGGTGGTTTTGGTGGTGGTGGTGGTGGTGGTGTTTTTTATAGTGGTGGTGATGGTGGTATTGGTGGTGGAGGTGGTGGTGGTGGTACTGGTGGTCCATTTGGTAATAGTAATGGTGG